TTGAATGCGATGATGATCAGGTAACATGTAAGAGAATTTGTAGGAGAATATTGCAATAGTCCAATTGGGGGTTGACTACCCCCCTTTTTTTGTCTATAATTAAGTTGTTAGGGTTTATAAAAAAAATGGACAGAGAAAAACTCAAACTAATTGTGAGGAATCTTGAGTCTCTGGTAGAATGCCTTAAATCAGAAGTTTATTCTGATGTAGATTCATATAAAACATCTTACGAAGAAGTTGCCCCTTACATTACCGATTACGACGAAGTATTTTATGATGGAGATGATGATGGATACCCCGATTGATTTTGAGTATATGAAACCTGAAGTCAAACTGATTAGTGTTACACCTGATGCAGAAAAGCATATGGCTTACTGTGCTCGTGTGAGTAATCCTGCTAATCAAGAGAATGAAAAATTTTCTGGTCTTCTTAAGTATTGTATTCAGCATCAACACTGGAGCATCTTTGAGCAAGCAATGATGACAGTTGAGATCAATACTACTCGTGGTATTGCTGCTCAAATACTTCGTCATCGTTCATTTACATATCAAGAATTTTCACAGCGTTATGCTGACAGCACTCTTCTTGGTGATATTATTCCTCTTCCAGAACTGCGTCGTCAGGATGAAAAGAATCGTCAGAATAGTATTGATGACATTCCTGCATATCTTAACTTAGTTTTGAGTGAAGACATCCGTGTTCATTTTGAGCACTCTCTACGCATCTACAAGCGTCTCCTAGACGCTGGAGTAGCAAAGGAGTGTGCAAGGTTCGTGCTCCCCTTAGCGACCCCCACAAGACTGTATATGACGGGCTCTGTGCGTTCTTGGATCCACTATATTGATCTCCGTTCAGCACATGGTACGCAGAAAGAACATATGGATATTGCTGAACTGATTCGTTGCATTTTTACTTGTCAGTTCCCTGCAGTATCTGAAGCACTTGGTTGGACTCGTGATGGTTGTTCTGAATGTGTAGATGCTCCATCCATCACTATTGAATAAATATTCTTACAGTTTATTGAGATCTATGGCAGTATACCCCGTTATTAATAAAGAAACTGGTGAACAAAAAGAAGTTAAGATGAGTGTTCACGACTGGGATCAGTGGAAAGTAGACAATCCAGGTTGGGAAAGAGATTACTCTGACCCATCTACCTTTCCAAATTTTGGTGAAGTTGGAGAAGTTTATGACAAGCTCAGGGTTAAACATCCTGGATGGAATGAAGTTCTCCGTAAAGCATCAAAAGCCCCTGGTTCCAACGTAAGACCTGTTTAAAATGCCAGCAAGAAAAAACACTCCCAAGTCTCCTGTCCCATTCGGAATGAGCAACAAACAAATGAAAAGAAAGAAACCAATCAATTCCGACTTAATGCGGACTATTGAACCTCTGACAGACAACCAAGAGGAACTTTTCCGTTGCTACAAGAATGACCAGAACCTAGTTGCATATGGTTGTGCTGGTACTGGTAAAACATTTATTACTCTCTATAATGCACTCAGAGATGTCTTAAATGAAAAGACTCCTTACGAAAAAATTTATATCGTTAGGTCTCTTGTTGCTACTCGTGAAATTGGTTTCCTTCCTGGTGATCATGAAGACAAGTCCTCACTTTATCAGATTCCTTATAAGAATATGGTAAAGTATATGTTTGAATTACCAACAGAAGCAGACTTTGAAATGCTCTATGGTAATCTTAAAACTCAAGGAACAATCAGTTTTTGGAGCACATCTTTTATTCGGGGAACAACTTTAGACAACGCTATTATCATTGTGGACGAATTTCAAAACTTGAATTTCCATGAACTTGATAGTATAATTACCCGTGTAGGTGAAAACAGTAAGATCATGTTCTGTGGTGATGCTACTCAATCTGATCTTCAAAAGTCTAATGAGAAGAATGGGATTGTTGATTTCATGAAAGTTCTTCGCGTTATGCCTTCAATTGATATTATTGAATTTGGAGTAGAAGATATTGTTCGCTCTGGATTTGTGAAAGAATACATTCTTGCAAAAATGGAAATCGGTGTATGAGTTTTATTCATCATAATTACTTAGGTGATCTTGAATTAGAAAAGAAAGAAACGAATGGCATCCGTCTCTACAATCTTCCAAGTGGAGCATGGGTGCCATCTATTACTTCTGTAACTTCTTTTTATAACCGACAAATTTTTGTTGACTGGCGAAAGCGAGTTGGTCTTGAAGAAGCAAATCGTATCACAAAACAAGCAACAGCAAGAGGAACTGATTTCCACGAAGTGTGCCAAGACTATCTGGAAAACAAAGAATTAAACTGGGATAATTATCAACCCCTGACAAAGTTTATGTTTTATCATCTTAAAAATGAACTTGATAAGATAAATAACATACACGCTATTGAACGTACACTCTACTCAGAGTATCTTGGTTTGGCTGGTAGAGTTGATTGTATTGCTGAATATGAAGGCGAACTTGCCGTCATAGACTTTAAAACATCCACAAAGATTAAACCCGAAAAGTGGATTGAAAATTACTTTGTCCAGGAAATGTTTTATGCTGCTGCGTATTATGAATTGACTGGAATCCCCATCAAAAAACTCATCACACTTATGGTTACTCCTGGTGGTGAAGTAAAAGTATTTGACAAAAGAAACAAAGGGGATTATATTAAACTATTAGTACGTTACATTAAAGAATTTGTACATCACAATACTGGGTCAGATGGAGAATGAATTAGAGAAAGCACTAGAAAGCAAATTCTTCTGCCCATCAAGATTTGCACAAGAAATTGAATCTTTGGTTCATGTAAACGATGACATGAACTATATTGATGCAATCATTTTCTTTTGTGAAAAGAATAATATTGATGTTGAATCAGTTCCTAAGTTAATTTCAAAACCACTTAAGGAAAAGATCAAATATGAAGCGATGGAACTAAACTTTCTGAAGAGGAGCTCCAGAGCGAAACTACCACTTTGATATGAACTCATTTAAGTTTCAATACACAACATTCAGTTTAGATAGTTCTTCTATTGAACTGATTGAAAAGATTTTGTCGGAAAATAATGAATCATATGATCAAGGTACAACTGGATTTTTAAATCAAGAGAGTGATATTCGTCAATCAAAAATAAGATTCATTAAGCATTCAGAACTCTTTCAACTTGTTGGAAACTATATTCAGTTTGCTAACTCGGATTGTTACTGGAATTTAGATGTTGATTTTATTGAACCACTTCAAGATACTTTATATGAAGTTGGTGATTTTTATGATTGGCATATTGACGAATCTGATTGGGTTCCAAACAAAAGACCTGGTAATAGAATAAGAAAAATTAGTTTTATCATTCTCCTAAATGATGACTTTGAAGGTGGTGAACTTGAATTTCAGTTTGATGAAAAACGCTTGATTGATTTCAAAAAGGGAGATATAATAGTATTTCAATCAGACATTCCCCACCGAGTAAGACCAGTTACATCTGGTAAGAGAAGATCTTTAGTTGGGTGGGTTCAAGGTCCTGCGTACAAATGATTTTTATTAATGATGCCATTTGATGCCTACAAATGTTATCTGTCTTTGAAGAATCACTTCACCAAAGACAGTTATGATTATCACAAGTATTGTGGTAAAAGTCGTGCTACTGTTCAATCTTTTTACAAACGCAAAGATCGGTTCTGGTTTGAAAAAGTTGCACGAAACAAAAGCGATAAAGAAGTTGTTGATTTCTTTGTATCTAACTTCATCACCTGTACTGATCCAAGTAAACTTTGGATAGGAGAGATGATACGTGAAGGTGAAAGTAGATACTCTGAATGGAAGAAAAGAAATCAATCCCTATCTTATATCTTTAAAGAAGAAACTCAAAGTTTGTTTGAGAATAAAAAAGTAGATGATATTTTTGATTGCTCTAAGGGTCATCCACCTGTTCTAAAAAATTTCCTGAACGGGAATATTAGTATAGAAACACTAGTAATATATGATAAAATTTTCCTGTTCGGGAACAATTTTGATAAGCAATTAAAAGACCCTGTGTGGGAAACCGTCAGTATGAGAATGAAAAAATATTCTTCGTTTCTAAATATTGATGTACCACGTTATAAAACCATTTTGAAAGAAGTTGTATTGGGAGAAAAATGAGTTTCTTTAAATCTGAAGTTGTCCGTGCTGAGATGGCTGAAATTAGTGAGATGCAAGAAGAAGTTTATTCAAACGTCTTCAAGTTTCCCACGATGACAAAAGAGGATAAACTGAAACATGTTAAACTCCTAGAAAAACTTCTTGAAAAACAAAAGGTTCTTTATACTCGCTTGAGTTTATCAGATGATCCTGAAGCGATTGAAATGAAGGAAAGAGTCACACAATCTGCGTCTATGATGGGTCTCCCACCTAACGTTGATATGAATATTATTTTAAATAACATGTCCAAAATGCTTGAGGTGATGAAGGAACAGATTGACAAGACTGGTTCCGACCTGTAGAATAACAAGGTACACACAAGCCAAATCCAAACAATCCGAGGTAATCCTAATGTCTTTTGCTGACCTTAAAAAACAATCTTCTCTTGGTTCGCTGACTTCCAAACTGGTAAAGGAAGTAGAGAAGATGAGCACAACTTCTAGTGGCGCTGATGAGCGTCTCTGGAAACCCGAAATGGATAAAACTGGAAACGGTTTTGCAGTTATCCGTTTCCTCCCTGCGCCTGAAGGTGAAGAACTCCCCTGGGCAAAGATGTATACCCATGCTTTCCAAAGTAATGGTGGTTGGTATATTGAGAACTCTCTGACTACTCTTGGTCAGAAAGATCCCGTCTCTGAATACAACCGCGAACTGTGGAACAGCGGTGTTGATGCTGATAAAGAAACTGTTCGTAAGCAGAAGCGTAAACTGTCTTACTACAGCAACATCTATGTGGTGAAAGATCCTACCAATCCTCATAACGAAGGTAAAGTCTTCCTGTTCAAGTATGGTAAGAAGATCTTTGACAAGATCATGGAAGCGATGCAACCTGAGTTTGAAGATGAAACCCCCATCAATCCTTTTGATTTCTGGCAGGGTGCTAACTTCAAACTGAAGATCGTCAAGAAAGACGGTTATTGGAACTATGATAAGTCAGAGTTTGATCGTGTTGCTCCTCTTCTGGACGACGATGATGCTCTGGAAGCAGTTTGGAAAAAGCAGTATTCTCTTGCTGCTGTAACTGCTCCTGACCAGTTCAAGACTTATGAGCAACTGGAAGCACGTCTGAAGATGGTTCTTGGACAGAAAACTTCCCGTCCTCGTCTGGATGAAGAAGTTGAAGATGAAGATAATGATCGTGGTTCTTATACTCCCGACTTTACTTCACGTCGTTCTGAACCCGAACTTCCTGCTGTAAGTTCCTCCTCTTCTAATGATGAAGATGAAGACGATGCTCTGTCCTACTTCCAGCGTCTTGCTGAGGAATGAAGTATAACCAAATCTGCTTGACTCTTTTGGTCATAGCAGCATATGCAAATTTACTACTGAAATAGTCTAATATTTTCAGCAGTCTTCAAGGTTCCGCTCACATACTGAGTGGAACCTTCTCTATATGTCATCATATCTTCCATATCATCAAGAACTACATTTAGATATCTTGGTTTAAGGGTAAAGATATTTCTCTTCTCATTTTCTAGTTTTTCTTCATATTCATAGTTTGTGACAGTAATCGTTGGATTTCTTGTTACCAGAGTGTCGGTTAAGTAATCAAAATAAGTTATTGAATAATCTGATTCAACTTGAAGACCTGCTGGAACGATCATAACGTTTTCACTATTTTTTACTTCTTCAGTCTCATAATGATGAACACCATTATAGAGAGTATCATAACTACCATACTTTTCTAAGAGGAAAGAATCAAAGTCTGTTTGAGACATTGGCCATTCAGACTGAATATTGATAATGTTGTTTGTGATCAGAATTACCCAGTCTAAGGTTGAATCACCATAAACTTCAAATGCAACGTTATCTGGTCTATCATTACCTTTGATTTCATACTTGGTAAAGAATGATAAGTTTTGGAAGATGTCTTCTCTTAAGACACCTCTCTTGAATAAATTCTTGACCTTAACATAATCAGATATTTTAGCATTTGGAAGTCTGCTAACGTATTCAAAATCTGGAAGTCTTTGAAAGTAGTTTGACATTTTTAGTAACCTATTCCTTCTAAACCTTCATAATCACTATTGAATACAGGTTCCAGTTCTTGGAATTG